GCCCGAAGTGCGGTGCGCTGGAGGCGTCTCTGGTCATGGAAGGCGACGAGGCGACTGTCGTATGCGGCCTCGTTCCGGTACCAGCCTGATGGAGGGCGTCCTGTTCTACGGCGTCATCGTGGCAGCCTGCGTCGCGGTCATCGGCGGGCTGCTGTGGTGGAGCCTCGAGCGCAACGAGAAGGTGAACGTCCCCGACGATCGGGACGAGACGGATGAGGCAGGAGCCTAGTGGATATCGAACGCGTCCTCGTTCTGGTGATCCTTGTCGTCCTCGTGGTGTGGCTCATCACGAGGCTGTTCTGACCGATGCCGCGGCGGTCGTACACAAGAGCCCAGAAAGCCGCCCTCGTCGGAGAGGCGGAGGTCAAGGGTGTCCGCCGCACGGCTCGTGAACACCACATCCCGGTCTCGACCCTCCAAGCGTTCAGGACGCATCCCGACTATGCACAGATGCGCACCGAAAAGAGGGAGGACGTGGCCGCTGATGTCTGGACGGCATTCCAGATGGGCGTCCAGCGGGTCATGCAGTTGATCCCGGACTCCGACGACCTACAGAAGGTCGCCACGGCCACGGGGATCATCTACGACAAGTACGCCCTCATCGCTGGGCAGGCCACGTCTCGTTCCGAGCATCGGGACATCGTGAGCGACCTCGACGACCACGAGCGCGATACCCTCGCTCGTATCCTCCGCGAAGCCGTCGAGGAAGAAGCCGATGCTGGCGACTGAGGCGATCCGACGTCTCCCCGAACCCCAACGCCGCGCGCTCCAAGATGAACTCGGTGAACCCTACGAGTTCGCCAGCCCCGAACACCAGGCATTCTTCGAGAGCCACCACCTCGAGCTCGTCGCCTCGGGCTGGATGGGGGCCGGCAAGTCACGGGTGCTGTGCCAGAAGGCGTGGCAGGTCGCCATCCGTTATCCGGGCGTGTCGGTCGGGCTGTTCCGCAAGACGCAGAATGCCATCCCCCACACCACGGGACGAACGTTCGAGCGGGACGTGGTCGACCGCCGCTACATCGCCCGACGCAACAAGAGCGAGCACTACTGGGAACTGACCAACGGGAGCCGCATCTACTTCCTCGGGCTCGACCCCGATCCCACGACCGGCGTTCCGTCCAAGGTCGGGTCGCTGGACCTCGGGTGGGCAGGGGTCGATGAGGCGGTGGAACTGGCCGAGGAAGACTGGATCATGCTCCTCGGTCGTCTCCGAGACCCGAGGATGCCTTGGCACCAGCTCGCCGCCGCGACGAACCCCGGACCGCCGAAGCACTGGCTCCGGATGCGGATGCTCGGCTCGGAAGCGCGCAAGTTCATCACCATCCGGGCCAACAAGTTCCTGACCGCCGAGTACATGGCGATGCTGTCGGACCTCCCCGACACCGCTGCCGGGAGGCGGCTGGGCAAGGGCGAGTGGTCCGCTGCCGAGGGCGTCATCTGGATGCTCCCCGAGGACCAGGTCAAGCCAGCCCAGCCGGTGAGCCACGAGGTAGGGATCGGGAGCCCGTACAAGCAGGTCATCGCCGGGGTGGATTGGGGCTTCGTCCACGCCTTCGCCTGCGAGGTCATCGCCCAGTCGGGATCGGGACGGCTGTCGGTCGCTGATGAGGTCTACGAACACGGGAAGACGGTCAACGACATCATCCCCCTCCTGCTGGACATCAAGGAGCGGTGGAAGGTGTCGATGTTCTATGCTGACCCCTCGGAACCGGCCTACATCCTCGACTGCCAGAAGGCCGGACTCCCGATGGTGGCAGCGGACAACGACGTGGACCCCGGCCTCCAGGCTGTTGCCACGGAGATACAGGCGGGCATGACGGTCAGTCCGTTGTGTCAAGGATTGCTCGGAGAGATACCCAGTTACACATGGGCACCGAACAAGGGCGGCGGGTTCAAGGAGGAACCGGTCAAGGTGAACGACGACGCCTGTGATGCCCTTCGCTACGGAGTCATGGCCCTGCGTGGTGCCGCGAGGGGCTGGGGCGTGGCGAACGCATGACCCTGTACCTCCCTGACGGCAAGGAATGGACGCCCCGAGAGGGCATGGCACAGGTCATGCCCAAGGCTGCCACCGGAGTAGGGGTGGGCTTCTACGGTCCCGGTTCCTCGCCCCTCATGGACTACGGCAAGTCCCCGCAGAAGTTCATGCTCCGTGCCCAGAACGCCTACCGGACCAACGCGTGGGTGGGAGCCGCGGAAGCCGTCGTCACCCGGAAGACCTGCGGGCTGCCGTGGCACTTCGAGGACCCCGAAGGGGACGAGTACGAGGACGACGATCCCAAGCTCGCGGTCATCACCGACCTGCTGGCGAACCTCACGATGGGTGGGCGCAAGCTCTCCTGGTACGACTTCGAGTCCATCCTGTCGCGCCACGTCGGGCTGTGTGGCATGGGCTACGTCTACCTCGACCAGATGGAAGCCGTGGGCAAGACCCCTCTGGGCTTGGTGTACGTCAACCCTGCGAGGGTGTGGCCGGCTGAGGATGAGCGGGGCAACCTCACCGGCTGGGTGCTGGATGCGCAGGATGCCTCGGGGAGAGGCGGGACCCCGTACTCCATCGAGGAACTGATCCCGTTCTACCTCGACCAGCCGGACTTCGGTCACATCGGCATCGGGCTGTACGAACGGCTCATGCTCAAGGCGCAGGTCGCGCAACTGGCCGACCAGCACGCCGCCTACGTCATCGGGACCGGAGGAAGGATCGCTGGCATCGTCTCGCCCAAGGAAGGCACCATCCCCGACGAGGCGTTCAAGACCATCGTCCAGCAGTTCCGCAACGTCAACGACGCCCCGGACGCGGCGAAGCGCACGACCATCATGCAGAACCCCATCGACTTCCACGAGACGGGAGCCAACCCCTCGGAACTGAGTCTGGTGGACCTGACCAAGACGACGAGGGACGACATCCTCGCCAACTGGGGCGTGCCTCCCTCGCAGGTGGGAGTCCCGGCTCCCGCAGGATTGAACTCCGGCGATACCAAGGGCTGGGACGAAGCCGTGCTCATGCAGGGTGTCGTCCACGATCGCGTCCAGACCATCCGGGAGACGTTCCAGAACGCCATCTGGTCGAGGTACGCCAAGGTCGGCCTCGACATCACCATGGTCATCGTGGAGCCGGAGTTCGACGACCAGACCCCCGCCTACGAGCGCGCGGAGAAGGCGGTCAACGTCCCCCTCACCTTCAACGAGCGCCGGAACATCGTGGGCATGGACCCGCTCCCCGACTACGACACGCAAGGCGAACCGCTGGGAACGGCCATCTACCTCACCGGTTCCCTGACGGATATCGGGGAAGGCCCCGACGAGAACGGCAAGCTCGCTCCGAGGGAAGCCAAGCCCGAACCACCCCCGAACCCGTTCGGCGTGGTCGGTAACGAGCCTACCCCGTTGTTCGGAGCCAAGGCGGGTCCGCTGAAGGGCCTCCGCTACACCTTGGACCAGGCATGGGTCCCGCGCGCAAGAGAGTCCATCGAGAAGATGTTCCGGGGCCAGAGAGACGCCATCGTCGCCAAGCTGCGCTCCATCTCTGACGAGAACTTCAAGCGTCACAAGAACGATCCCGACTACTGGTGGAACGAGTCCAGGGAACGCGAAGCCGCCCTGCGGGCATTGCGCCCCGCCTACGCTGGTATCACCGAAGCCGTGGTCGTCCGGACCTCGAAGGTGCTCCCCAAGGGCGACGGCAAAGCCTTCCCGCAGGAGGTGGAGTCGTTCGTCCTCGACCGAGCCGGACTCAGGATCAAGAACATCACCGAGACGACTCGTCAGGCCATCGCCAGTGCCATCCTGCAAGGGTTCGATAACGGCGAGTCCCCGAGTCAGGTCGCGGACCGGATCGAAGAACTGACCGCGTTCAACGAGCACCGGGCCGAACTCATCGCCCGCACCGAGACCATGAACGCCTACAACGCCGCTGCCCTGCAGTCGTACCGCGAGTACGGCGTGGAACGAGTGACAGCCATCGACGGGGACCAGGACGAGGAATGCGCCGCGCGTGACGGGCAGGAGTATTCCCTCGAGGAAGCACTGGACATCGAGGACCACCCCAACGGCACCCTCGACTGGGCTCCCGCCATCAAGGCCAAGCCGGACCCGATGCTGCTGCTCTTGGAGCAACTCGCCAAGGCAAGGGAACCCGTGAACGTCACGGTCATCAACGGCGACCCC